ATCGTATCGACTGCACAATGCAGAATATGCATAGAGCGAAGGGTAAACCGTTAGATCATTCAGATCATCCGGTTCGCATTGATCAGTGGTCAGAAGCATCATTCGGGGAGGTAGTTAATCGTTCCGATAATGGAGTTAGTCAGGATGGTGACCTCATCATCAGATAAAGCACTTTCTCGTATGCGGTTGTGAGCTTTAGATTCCAGCTTGTACGCATACTCCTTGAGCTTATTCTGCTTGCGGTCATAGACACGTACAACAGCACAGTAAGGTTGAGGAAGATGCCACACCATGACTTCTTCCAAGATCTCCTCAATGGTTGATGTTTCGATGTCGTCGTCGTCTAGGTTGTTCACCTCCTCCCATTCGTTGGGAAATGGATCTTTCTTGGCCATATGCTGGGAGCTTAAAGCATCGTTCTAGTTCTTGGATTGACTCCAGATCACCTTCGCAGTCAACCAGGCAGGCATTGAGCATGCAGAATTGACGACTTAGGCGTTGTTGTAACGGTTCAGGCAAGGAGTTGAGTCCTTGTGTAAACGACAGCCTTTTACTGTCGTGGAAGAAAAAAGGGGGAGTGTTACTTCACGCGCCACAACTCTCCCTGGGCGAGGATCCACTCTCAACAGCGGTGGATCGGTGCTTCCTATGTAGCCGTGGTGAGGGCTGCTCCGGCATTGGATCAGAGGCTCGCGCCTCCGATGCATCAATGATGCCGTGTTTCTCCACTGGTGCAGCGTCTTTCAGCCGGTTCGCTGATCGTCACATAGGGCACGCTCCACGAGGTAGGCCACAAGGTTGCTCATGCTGCGTCCCTCCTTTTGAGACTGCTCCTCCACACGTTGAAAAACCACCCCCGACAACACAACAGTGAGCCGTTGGGTGGTAGTGCGTCTGTACTCGTTGTAAGCCATGGCAATAGGCTGCGTCCATGAAATGTCGTAACGTTGTCCCCCTCATGGTACGGCCGTACTACCAGGATTTGGGTGCAGCAAAAAGCCCCGAGGGTTTCCCCCCAGGGCCATCAGCCTGGCTGCTACCGCGTGAGCCGGTGAGCTGCTGTCTTTAGTTGTACGTGGAGTCTACCATATCAGCCGATAGTTTGCTCTACCTTACGAGCTTGTGTTCCGTGTGCCTTGAATGCTACCACGCAAGAGCGATCAGCAACACTACAGAGTTTGCATTCTGCGCAGTTCTTCTCACTCCACTGGGCAGGACATACAAGGAACTTAACGCCGTCATGTTCCCACGTCTTACGTGACTCATTCTTGTGAACGATGCACACGCTAGGTATACCTTGTTTGTGCAATTCAACAGCGTGGGTTTGGCTATGGGCTGAAGCGTTAACGGTAAGTCCGTGATTGTTGGAACGCTTCACCAGAACAACGTTGTTCATGTTGTCCATTTTGTGGTGAGTGTACGTCCATGCCACAAGCTTACGCTCAGAACATGCATCAGTGATTAATTCAAGTGCATGGGCATTGATTAATCCGTTGCTGTGCGGCAGATCGCCTGCCTGATTGTGCCTGAAGCATGTTCCCTCAGGCAGAGACTTAAGCTCACGGATAAAGGTCTCAATGTCATTCCCACGTGGCTTCTCAGCCCAGGGGCCATCAGAGACCTTATCCCAGTGCAATCGTAACGGGCCTGATTCTGCATAACAGCCACTACCTTTGAGTGGGCATGTTGCAGGGCAACTATCCCGAGACGTAGTGCTGACTGCTATTGGGCCAGTCTTAGCGTTGCTTGATTTCTTGGTGAGGTGATACCAGTGTGCCATGATTAGTCTTTGCAGAAGTGGAGAGAGTTAGGTAAATCAAACTACGCCGTATAGTGCATCGAGGAATTCTTCCTCATCATCAAAAGCATTCGGATAGCCACGGCCTTGATTGATTGTCTCGATCTTGTCTCTGTGTTCTTCAGTCCAGGGTGCTTCATCAGGGAACATGTAAGGGTGATTCATCGTTGCTTAAGATGTAGGGCGATGAGAAGAGCGACTAATGGTGGAAGCGGGAGGAATAAGATCAACGGCTTACTTGTTGCACTTGTGGAGGATGTGGGACAGAAGGATCAGTGCCTACTGCGCCAAGCATCGTGATAGTGGAGATGAGGCAAGCGAAACCACAAAAGACGAAGGTTTCGAGAAAGACACGTTGTCTAGTTGTCATGATTAGGTGCGTTCGTGTGATTAAGCGAGAGAAGCGATAAGTTGATCTTTGGTCTTGCCACGTGCTCCGAACTGGCGGAGCATCTGGCAGGTAATGGGTTGAAAGGTTAGTTCTTCTGTGATGGTGATCAGTGAATCAATTAGCTGAACGGTGCCGTCGAGCACGTCATAAATTGCCTGAGCGATGATGACAAGGAGTAGGAGAATGGTTTCTTCCATGGTGGTAGTGTGCGTCCGTGTGATTAGTTGATAGCCCTAGATGCCTGGAATTCTTCGTAGGTAAGAACGTCGATATATGAGTGTGGGTATTGATTGGAGAAGAACTCGGCCAGTTGATCGGCGTAGTCTTCATCAGTGGTGGATCGCAGGCCTTCCCATTGGAAGGAGTCGGTCATGCGGCAGATGTAGAACATGGTGCTTGCAGAAGTGGAGGGAAGCAGCGAGCAGAAGTCGATCTGTGCCGCTTGAGCCAACCATAAGCGATAGACCCTGCACTTGTGGAGGATGCTGTAATAAGTCTTCACACTACAGATAACTTTAGACCTAATCACACCATATGTAGCGTCTGACCCACGCAATACCACTAGATACCACCAGAAGTAGTGCATACATACCACTATTGACCCCATTTGCAGCTAGTTTGTAGAACTAACCGCACCTAAATAACCCCAGGAAGAAGGGGGATACGGGGGTCTGCGTCCAGGTACACCGATATATAAGGCTTAAGAAATTTTTGTTGAATATCTAAGACCCCTCTACAAGCCCCAGGAAGACGTATGAAATGCATTGAACATACGAAGACACTCAATAACACTTACACACGCCTTCTAGAGGCTTCTAGATAGCTGTAATGAAGCTCTAGTGAAGGTGACTACTTGTGATCGGGGAGTTGCTCCAGTGCGCGGCGGATAAGCGCAACTTCGTTTAAGGTTAAAAATGCTCCCGACGCTGTTTCGCCATTTTCTAATGCTACTAGAGCTTGCCATTTCGGGCTTGGACTCAAGCTCGACGGCTTGGGCCGGCGAGTCGTCCAGAGATCTTCGGTCAAACGAACACGGTCACTGGTTTCGTCGATGTAGAAACGTCCTTCTCCATCAATAATTTCCATACAGCACGCCTCCAGCTCATGGTCGGCGCCGTACTGAGCGGCTTCAATCAGAAGTTCATTGATTCCCCTGTCGTAGTCGTGGTGCTGCTCAAACCAAAGCTGCAACAGTTCAGACGGTGGGGTGATGGGGTGTTGTTGTGTCATGGGAAATTAGTGGTAATGGTTACTACGGTTAAGGATGACTAGTCTTTACCCCACATCGCCTCACACACATTAGGAACATACTGATGAAGAAGATCCTGAACCTGACCAGCAATGATTGCATGTTCTCGTTGTGTTCCATGACCAGTCCTCAGATCACAATAATGTAACCAAGACCGAATAGACCCATTCATATACAATCGAGTAGGGGCAGCCATTGGCAACACTTCTCTGGCACACTCTTTTGCTACCCCATCTTTCAGCATTCTCTGATACAAGTCATAACACTGGTTGTACAGCTTGATTGTCTCTTCAGTGTACTGATATCTCAACCCTAGGCTTAGATCATCAGTGCTATTCTGTCGGTTCTTACTATCCTGTTTACGGAACTGTGGAGGGGCTGCTACTTCTGTTACCTCAGCATACCGTTGACTAAACTCTTGGAAACTGAAGCTTCGATGCCTAAGGATCTGAGCTGCTATGGACCTAGTCGTATTGATTTCTACACACATATTGACCATCTCAAAGGGAGACCAATGTTGATGATCAATGAGATATTTAATTAGCTTAGCACTGGTCTCAGTGTTCTGTTGATTGGATGGGTTAGATACCCTAGCCATGTAACTGATGAGGTTCTCTGCTTCTGGTGTGATGTGGATGAGTGAGACGGAATGAGATGTAGTGGAACGTTGAGTAGCAGTATGCATTAATAGTTGTTGTTCATTGTATAGGTAGTAGAATCAATATCATTCAGATGGTCATTAAGAGACCATTCAGATGATATGGATTCAATCTCCCTTTAGTTTCAGTTTCAGTAGTTAATGAGAGATGTCCATTCACCCGCTCACTTCGTTCGCTGAGGACATCAACTAATTGTGTCTTTAGTTGTTTTTGTGTCATTAGGAAAATGGATGTCCATCCCCAGGGACATCAAAGGGAGGGGAGTTGGGGATCACGTCTACGTGAGACACGACTCCCCTTTCCCCCCTTTTAGTCCGCCCTCAGCCAGATCGACTGCTACGACTGGTGTCTTATTTTTAGACCCAGGTGGGAATAGACCCCCGTCTACCACCCCCACGAGCGGCTCTCCGTTGTCCAAGATCAAACCCCATGACAAGGTGATCTGTGGCGCTCTGAGGGTCATCTAGAAAGGTTTCCAGGAGATCCTGCCAGTCTTCTTGTCTACGGGCTTTAACGGCCTCGTAGGCGCTGATGGACATGGCATCAGTGAAGTACTTCACCCCTTGAGCAAGGGAGTCCAGACGGTCATCGTGTTTGACGGCACCCTTCTCCCGGCACATGCGAGACATCTGGTAGAAGAGCATGTACAGAAGTCGTTCTTCTGGTGCTGCGTCTTTATTGGAGTTGTAGTCCCACTCAACCACCCCTCGATCCAGGATGAGTCGGTGTTGGTTCATGACGGGTTCTAAAGCATCGATAATCCTGTCTTCTTTACGGACATTTGCTCGTACTTCTTCTACGTCTATGGCTTGCTTTGTTTGTTGGAGATGTTTTTTGAACAGTTCTGCGACGATACCGTCACCGAAGTTGGTTTCGATGAGGAGTTTAGTAACATTGTACCGCTTACACCCACGAAGGATGTCAAGAAGTGTATTGTCGCTATAACCGTCGCGATACGCTCGTACTTCGTGAACGTAGAGAAAGCCATTTCGTTGACTGATATAGGTTGCTGCTGTTTCGTCACTACCACGACCTGAAGGGTCTACCGAGCAGATCGTTTCGGTGTAGTCACCCCAGTCCCCTTGGAGTTGCATCGGGGAGTAGAAGTAATCACCTGGGAGGCCAACCGTAGGCAAATCTTTGAGGATATTACGAGGATCACTGCACCAAACAACAGCATCAGGTGCTTGGGTTGGGTTGACTGAAGTGACAATGAGATCACTGAATTTAAGTGGGAACTTCTCAGCATCACTCAAGGTGGTATCCAGCATAAACTGCAACATGAAGTTGCTACGACCCATGGCTGCTTCCCGTTCCAGCAGGTCATCCGATTGGAAACGGTCTGGATCAGTGGGAGACCACTCCTCAGCACCCATCTCGATGTCTTCTACGATCTGTGGTGCCAGCAGGTTTTCGTATTGACTGAGCTTGTCTTTACGGGGGTAACGGGCAGGCCACACAAAGGGACGGTAGTTCCGTTCAGCCAGCTTGCGGTAGATGGTGAAGGTGGTCTGTGGTGTACCGAGGTACATAATGCGTGAGTCTTTCTTTGGTGTCAAAATGGACTCTGCTTCTGTACACAGTTGCAGTAACTTCTCACGCATCATTTCTGTCATCGAGTTACCAGGAACTTCGATGTCATCCAGAATCATCAGGTCTGCACGGCTACCTGTTAGCTGACCCGTAATACCAACGGACTTAACGGATGGTGCTTGGTGAGGAGAGCAGTTGACATCAAAGCTAATTCGTGACCACCGGGCGTCATCTGACTTCGGTCTTAGATGACTGAGCCATGGTGTTTCGATGATCAGCTTTTGAAGGAAGATCGACATGTTATCGGCACGCTCTTTAGAGGCGGAGATAATCATGATCTTCTTTTCTGGGTTGTTGAAGAGTGTCCACAACACAAAAGCACCTGTGATCCAGCTCTTGCCGACACCACGAAAGGCTTGGATCTGTAGACGCTTTGGTCCTAATTGCAGATAATCTGCGATGGCGTATTGTGCACGGGTTGGAGAGGGAAGATCGAGTTGCTGCCACAGGGCTTGCAGGAACAGCTTGAAATCGCCCCGTAAAGCCTCAAGGATATCGTTCACGGTAGATTGTACCTAAATAGAAAAAGAGAGGCCTTCTAGGGGCTTCCAGAGGCCTCTCCGTGCGTGCATTAATCCCAGTACGGGTAGCTCAGATCTTCATCAATCAGATCATAAAGAGCGTGTGCCATCACAAGTTCAGGATTAAATGGCAGTTCAACAACAGGAGGCGCTACCTCAACCGGCATTACGCTTACGTCGTTGTTGTTCATCACGTTGTTTGGAGATTGCATCTTTAAGTTTCTCAGAACCAGACTTTTGCTTCAATGCAGAGGAGTATGTGTCAGCATTTTTGACGGGACCAACACCTTTAGTGTTGTTTTTCACGTCAGCGGAGTAGCGAGCACCGTCTTTGACGGGACCAACACCCTCACGGTCTTCCCGTTGACGCATACGGGCCTTCATATCAGCGTCGATAAGTGGGTTATTGGTGCGGCTGGTGCCGTAGTTACCAGATTCACGGTTGGCAGTGGCTGCAGAGACGCGCTTAGGGCCGCTCTGAGGTGCTGCAGAGGCTGTTTGAGAGCGTTGAGTGGTGCTAGAACGGCCTTGAGAGGCTTGAGAAGTGCCACCACCACCCCGTGATGGGGTAGAACCACCCCCAGATTGGGTAGGAGCGGGAGGTTTGGGCTTAGCGGCGGGGGGATTACCAACACCTTTTAGACGCTGGCGTTCTGCAGCAATCTGTTGGTTGCGGTAATCGTTGTACTGCTGGCTCCCGGTAGGGACACTGCGACCATTAGAAGTATTGACACCACGGCTGCCGCGACCGTTAGCGTCTGGTTTGACTTTGTCGCGATTCCAGCTAAAGGTTTTGTTGCGGTCGGACATGGCTTTAACCTCACTGGCCATTGCTGCTGCAATACCAGCAGGTCCGAGGAGACGACCTGCACCACCTAAGAGACGACCTCCTCCACTAGTTGCGGAACTGGCAGTACGTGCTAGGGCTCCATTACCGCTGGTATGAGCTAAAGCACCACCACTACGCCCTTGAGGAAGAGCAGGGCGGGCATCACTGCGACCGATACGGTTAGGTCCTGTTGAGCCCTGGGCTGCGTTAGCTGTCTTAGCTTCAGCACGAGTGCGGCGAGTACCGGTGGAAACAACGGCGCCGCCTTTTTGACCAGGAGGAAGTGCTGGTTTCGCCTGAGGCTTAGGAGCGGTACGAGGGGCTGGACGGGTTGGTTTTGTACGAGAAGCGGTTTGAAGACGTTGCAAATCAGAGGCAGAGCTGCGTGCAGGCAGAGCAGGCTTAGAAGTCCCAGAGACCTTCGCAGATCCAGAAGACACACGTTGGCTAGCGTTGGTTACACGAGCACCAGATCCTTTGACGCGAGTATCGTCACTAGTGGGCTTAGCAGTAGAAACCTTTGCCCGGTTATTCCGGCCCTTATCCGTGGTAACCGGCTTGGTTGTCTTACGCTTACTACGATTAGAAGAAGAGGTAGGTTTTGCCATAATTAATTAATCCAAGAGAGAATAAGCTGTTCTTTATTGGGGTTTTCACCGAAGGTGGCTCTCATCCATTGGAGCCAGTTTTGACTTCCCTTTGCTTGATTACACGATCTACAACTGGGCACAAGATTGGATGTAAGGTCGGAACCTCCAAATGCTTTAGGTCGAACATGATCAAGAGTGAGTTCATTAGCGTCATAAGTTTCTCCGCAGTAAACACATTGACAATTGAAGTGCTCTTTGATGGCTTTACGCCAGAGCCGTTTTGCTTCAGGGCTTGTCATGGTTATTAGGTTTTGGAGATAGTGGTCAGGCGAGGGAAGTAGCGGAGTCATTACCGTTTAGCGTTCGTCTTACGTGCTCCCTTTGCACGGTTAGTTTTACGTGGAACAATCCGTAGATTGTCTCGGGAGTTATTCATTGGGTTGTTATCCTTGTGGTCTACTTCATGACCACTAGGGATATCACCCATGGAACGCCTTGCTCGTGCTCGTGCAGCATCTTCTTTCCGATGAGCACGTCGGTATGACTTTAGATATTCAGCACGGTCCTTATACTCTTTTTTCCAGTCTCGTGCCATTTAATCGACTCCGTACTAGTTCTGGATCAACCTTGGGGAGGATGTTCACAAGTTGATCAAGAGGGGAACCTTCCTTTGCAACTCCAGTAATGTCATTCTTTGCAAGCCAATCACAAGCTGCTTTAAGATCTGCAGTAGATGCCTCACCGGATTTAATACGGCTGATGAGTTCTGCAGTGACAAGGTTATGGAGTTCGTTAAAGGTATCTTCTGTAGCCTTTACTTGCTTAGCCATTGCGTAATACTATTTGATCGAGCTTATTCTCAATGCGGATCATATGATCCTCCATCTTTTGAAGAGCTGTTGATAACTCTTGTTTTTGAACGTAGTTCTCGGCAACCCTGAGTTCTACTTTGTCGATTCGTGAATCAACTTCTACGATCTTATTATTGAGTCGTGTGGTAAGGGCTACCATAGCTGTGATTGCAGCGATAGCAGCAGATACGGCGGCTTCAATCATGTTCCCGCAAAATACGTATTAGTTTGTCCGCATAAGCGGGATCAGTGGCGTACTTTTCAGTTACAAGAAGACGAGCACACTCTTCAGCGGAGGATGCACGGTTGACACCTTTGTAGGTCTTGTAATCTCTATACCACTTATTGATGAGATCTTGGACGCATTCAAAGAGTGATGGATAGTCCTTGAACCAAGCATCTGTTTTGATCTCCATACCACCGACAAATTCAGTGGTACGTTTGAGTGTGCCCTGACCTTCAGTACCCTTGATGCCGAAGTAATTGTTCTTACCGGAGGTGTGCTTGCCGTAGCCGCTCTCCAAGGCCCACTGAGCAGCCACTACGGAGGGATGCTTGGAGCCTGCAGCAGTAGCAGCAGCTTTAACTCCAGCCCAGGTGTTGTCGTAGGTGGTGAGGGGTCGTGTCTGCTGCACCGGCCTGAAGGTCATGAACCAGCCAGTGCCTTTACCTTCTACTTCCCAACGCTTCAGCCAGTTATGCCAGGTATACTTGACATCCTTACCACCACTGCCAATAGTGACGTAACCACCATTGACATTATCCATCTCACCGTATGGATCGTGGAAGATACCGTGTTCTCCATCATCACCAATCAGGAGCATCCAATGACCACCACCAACAGGGTTTGATGCATGACCTTTATGTAGGATGCCAGTAGCAACTGGATAACCTGCCTTTAGTTCGTTGA